TATTGCTGTTGGTTGTGTTTCTGATCCAGAAAAAGTTACAGTGTCAATATCACTCCAGTATGTACCGCCTATGATTTGGTTTTCTAAAGTTCCTTGAACTTTTACATCTCCTGAATAAGAATCTGTGTAAATTGCAGCAGTATGTAGTGCATCGTTGCCATTTATTCCTGGCTCAGCAGATACGGCTTCACTAACCCATGTTTCGTTGTCCTGGAGGAAGGTTTTTACTTCTACAGAAGCTAACGCTCCTGGAAATGCACAACTACTTAGTTTCATTGAACCACAAGCATCAAATGCAGTGTTAACATAGGTTAAGGTATTACTGTTTGTATCTTCTAAATAGATTGTATAACTTAAAAATTGATCATTAACATTAAGTGTATCGTTGTCTGCAATTACGAATTTAAATAAACCTTTTGTAGAAGTAGTAGAACCGTCATCTAAAACAGTAGCGGACTTTTTTATAATCTGTCTATTGCTTTCATCGTGTATTACAATATATGGTGTGGTTGTAACTGTAATAGGTTTTTGATCTGCATTTAACAGCCTGAATTCGACCGTGTTATCGATCCCTCTGTATAAATTAATTTGTCTATGATACACTGGCTTGTACTCCGTAATGAAACCTGCTTCGTTTGAAACAATGTTGATTCTGTTTTTTACTAAATAGGTATAATGTAATTGCATATTGTATTTATTGGATTTAGATGTTATTAAAAGAAATTGCAGAAAACTTTCCCTTTGTTAGCGTTGTTACATACGGCGGGCAAGAGTTTGTCGGAATAGTCATTAACCAGGATCAATGGGTGACTAGTATGTATGTATACACAGATTTAAGAACACAGGAAGAAAAACAACTCTTACTAGATTTAGGAGAGATTTGGTGGTGGGAATCAAATAGAATGATTCCTATTAATATCTTTTTGAGAGAAGAAATGAGTCCTTTCAAATATGCTATTCAAACAATGAATAGTAAGGACGTAAAGGTAAGCATAGGGCCTGTTGTTAACTTAAATGATATGCAAATAAAACGTGTAAAAAGAAAAAGCGTACAACTTGTGCGTAAACCAAAAAATTAACTACCTGCAGACTGAGCAGATATCTTTTCACATATCAAGTTCATATGGACTACTACTGCTACTGCGTAAGATATAGCGTGTGCTTTCTTAAAGTAGTAATCATCATTTTCCGGTTTTATCCATACTTCGTTTAAGATGCTGTTCCACGGCTTCCCAATAAGATGTCGCTTCGCCGGACGAATCATTGCCAATACTGCTGCTAACTGTTCTATTGTTTCCGGCTTGGTTTGTTGGAGGATGTGTGAGTGGTCTCCTACGTGAAATAGCTGTTTGCTGAATTCTTCGTGCGTGAGCAGATCCCATAATGGTTCCTTTGTCATAAGTTCTTGTAAATGAGTTTCATTCTTAATGTCTTTGTATATAGACACATTAAGAAAGTCTAGTTTAAAGTAGCCACGGTCTTCTGCTGTTTTATAATCTATTGTGGCTAAATTATCCACAGGATTATGTGGAATTTCTGTTGTATAGATACCAGTATTGTGTTTCTTTTCAGTATTCAACTTTGCTACTCTATGAGTAAGTTTAGATAGAACTTCTTCTCTATTTGCAAAGTCAATGTCGATATCAGGCATTATAAATTTGCTTCCTTTGCAACATCTTTAACAAGTGCTATATCACTTGGTTGTCTTTTAAATCTCATTGCCCAGTGTTCGGGATTTATAACATGATAAACAAGTTGTAGTTGTTCATCGTTAAATTTACTTAGCATTTCTTTACCACTTTTACAATTTAAAATAAGCCACGGAGACATCTTTCCGTCTTTAATTTGCCACACAGCTCTATTCAAACTTACATAGTAAAAATACGTATTCCATACTGCATCGTTTTCTTCAGCCCATTCCATCATTGTTTGGACACTGCGTTCTAATGCAGTTGTAACATCTTCTTTCAAAATAAACTGAAGTACATATTTTTCATATAATTCGTCTTTACACCAGTGGTCAAGTTTCACACCAGATTTAACTACATAGTCAATATATTTTTCAGGATATAATGGACGAACATTAGAAATATAACTACCGAACCTAACAAACGCATTGTAGTACGGTGATTTGCTAAAGTCTTCATAGGTTTTTTCTTTTTTCGTTCCTGTACTGAGCGCATAAAATCTTTGAAACGCATAAAGCCCATATCTTACTCTTTTCTCATCTTTCTGTAATGCACGCCTTTTAGGTTCGCACATATGCGCCGCAAGTGTTTTTTCTTTTACATAACCATTACCGCAGTATTCACACTTATACGGCTTTTCTATCAAATCCATGTTGTTCAGCCAATTCTTGGACTTCTTTTTTTGTACATATTCTAGCAAGTAATTCTACCTCATCCTGTTTCATGTTAGGGTATATTTGTTCTAGTACTTTTACAACTTTACTATTGTCTGCTGTTTTCTTTTTAAACCCAACCCAGGGATGATATTCTATTTTTCCAGTTGCGCCGCTCATGCAAAGTAGTTGCCATTGTAATTGCTGGTGCTTACTTACTTCCATGTAGTTTTTATTGTAATATTCATTTGTTTTAAAAACTGCAAGTTCTTGCTTGTCTCTGTTGCCTTTTACACTACTAACGTATCTATTAAGCAACCAAAAGCTAACTTGCTTACGTTCATCGTCAGACAGTTCTTTCCATACGTTTTTTCCGTCCATATCTATAGCAGCAAGTATATCTTTTATTGGTAGTTTTTGCTGTGCCATTCTTCTACATCCTTAGGTGTATTAATCTCAGTACCTTTATATTGTACACTCAAACAACCTATTTGCCAACCACTTTTTAGCCATCGTAGCTGTTCTAATTTTTCAACTTGTTCTTCACGTTCTTGTGGCAGCGACATATACATATTCAGTGCATTGCGTTTATAACCATATACACCTAGATGCCATTCGCCGTACCCAGTCATACCTCTACCAAACCATAGTGCTTGATCACCTGCACGTACCATTTTTACACTGCTTGGTTCATTTTGTTTTTCTTCTGGCATTTCAGTAAAGACTGTTGTTACTGAATAATGTTTTAAGTGCCATTCTGCTTTGTCGATCATTTCTTCTGTGACATCAGGCATATCACCTTGTACGTTTATAAAATTATCATACTTGCTAAGTAAATCACCGTCAATAGCACCAGCACATCTTTCGGTTCCGTTTTCATAACGAACAGTTTGATCAATCCAACAAGTCTGCCAATCGAATAGCCCAGCGATCGCCATACTGTCTGTGAGTACGTATGTGTCTCTTCCTGTTGCTTTACATTTTTCATACACAGTCTCGATCATAGTTTTATCGCCTAGCTTAATTAAAGGCTTGCCAGGTAACCTTGTACTTTTATACCTAGCGGGTATAATTATAGCCGACGATGTCACGTACAGTCTCCTCAAAATCATCTAGTCGAAGCATATTCGGACCATCGCTTGGTGCGTTATCAGGCAATTTGTGTACTTCGAGGAAGAAATTGCTGACCCCCAGAGCAGACCCGCTACGAGCGAACCCAGGTACAAGATCACGATTGCCCCCACTGCTAGACCCTTGTCCCCCGGGTTTTTGGGCAGAGTGTGTACAATCCAACACGATAGGAACAGAAAGATTACTGAGCATCCAGTCAATACCAGCGTAATCAACAACAAGGGTGTTATATCCAAAACAAGTACCTCTTTCTGTTATCCAGACTTCCTTAGCACCATTTGTTTTAGAAAGTATTCCTTTTACATCCCATGGCGCAAGGAATTGTCCTTTTTTAATATTTACTATCTTACCAGTATTTACCGCACTTTTAATGATATCTGTTTGTCTACAAAGAAATGCAGGTATTTGTATTACGTCTACAGCATTCATCCATTTATCAACGCCTTTAAAACTTTCAATCTCAAAGACACTATGAAAATCAGTTAAAATTTTAACTTTTAGTTTTTGTTTCAAAATAACAAAATCATCTAATGTTTTACGCATTCCTAACCCACGAATACCGTCAACACTTGTGCGATTGGCTTTATCAAAACTTGCTTTAAAATAATATTCGATTCCGTATTTGTCACATACACGTTTACATTCTGTTGCAATTTCTAAACTTTGTTCTATACTTTCGTGTTGGCACGGACCGGCTATTATTCTCATTTGTTATCCTTAAGTATATAATATGTTGTTAATAGTTTTTTCATTTGGTTTTTTAATGTAGGATATTCTTTTGCGAGTTCCATCATTTCTCGCCATTCACCGTAACTAAACAAATTACCTTCTGCTTTACTTACACCTTCAGGTGACCCACCAATTATCCATCTTGGTATCTGATTGTGCGGCGGGTCTCTATAACGGGCATACACCACATCATCGACCCGTTCATAAACTAATGCCTCGCCATTTATAAGTTTAGCCGACATATGATCCTACAGTGCGTCTTACTATATCGTCATGGTTAAACTCTGCCCAGTATAGTTCAAATGCTACACCATCTTCAATACCTTCGAACTGATGTATCTTGCCTGGCTTTACTTGCATAAAGTCACCTGCCTCAAGAATAGTTTCATCTACTAAACCATCTTGGTCTCCGTCCTGCCAAACACGTACAAGCATTTTGCCTGACTCTACAAAGAAGCCATTCCATTTATAACGGTGTTCATGTTCGCTACACTTGTAGCCTCCTTTGTATTCAATACGATGAAACTCTAGTACACCGTTAGCGTGAATAAGTTCTGTTTGTCCCCAAATCTTTCCTGCTTTCATTATAACAACTTTCCATATTCTATAACTTCGCTTTGTCTACTTATTTCTTTTATAAAAAAAGCACACAAAGGATTTTCATCATTTGTTAATGGTATGCTCAGTAACTGTCCATTTTTTGTTTTAGGAAAGTACCATTTCACATCATTATAAAAATTAATTATTTTTATGCTGTTCCATTCAAATTTAGATCCAGTTAACGGATTGAAACAAAATGCATCAAATCCTCTATCATTTAAACTTGTTAATGGAAGTATTTCTAAATCAGCATCGGAGAATTGATCTCCTACAGCTATACTCCAATCTAGCGGCATAGTAATTTCATTTCCACCTATCTCTAATACCATAGCAGGGGAACTAAAAGATTCTAAAAAGATTAACGGAATAAAATAAAAGTCAGGATCTTTTGGATCTGAATTATCTAATACACTAAAACGTATATCTTCCTCAATCTCATCAGGCATTTTGTTTAAATCATATGCGCTGTTTTCTAATGTTAATATTCTCATTGCCAATCTACCTTTTCTATTGTAAAGGGATATTGAGCTTCCTTATAAAACTTTTTACGCTGTGTAAGGTGCCGCTTCGCAAACTTACAAGTACTTGTAAGGTCCCATATTTGTACGAAGTCTTTGTCCTTTGCCTTTCTTACGCCTCTACCTATTGATTGAATAACCCTTACAAATGACTTGCCTGGTTCTATAAGAACAAGATTAAAAATACGAGGAATATTAATGCCGACGGCAGCAACGCCATACGTAGCAATGACCACGTGATTTGTTCCTTCGTTAATTTCGTCATATGCGTCCTTTCTATCTTTTAATTTTACATCGCCTTTAACAAAAACTGATCCTGGAATAAGTTCTTGTAATGCTTCGCCTGCTGATATTCTATCTACTAGAATAAGTGTATTGCCTGATTCTTTTACTGTGGTTAACAGCTTGCCTATATATTCTAATCTGTTTGTATTTGTTGTTAAGTATTTTAATTCTTCTTGATAGTTTGTATGTGCCGCAGTGTCCATTAATTGTACAATATTAACATGACATTGAGATAGTACGCCTTTGTCTTGTAATTCTTTAGCACTAATTTGTCCTATTACTGGGCCTAGCGAAGCGTGTATTGCCTCAAACTCAAAACGTTCTTTAGGAACTGTACCAGTTAGTCCCCAACGTATTGGTGCATTGCGTAGGTTGCGTGTAAGCAAGTTTTTAAGGACTTCTGCTTTCGCTTGGTGTACTTCGTCAACAATAATAGTGCTAACACCGTCTAAGAACTCTGCGAGGCTTAGTACTGCACTGCCGTCTTTGAACTTCTTGTCTAGAATGTTCAAGCTCTGCCAAGTACAGATAGTGTGAGTCTTACCTAACTCTTTTCTGTCTCCGAAGTACACCCCTACGTCTAACCCACAATTGATGTAGTCTTCTTCTGTTTGTGTAACAAGTGATTTGTTAGGCACAATTACAAGACTACGTCCGTACGGCTCACTAATGTGTGACAGTGTGGCAGTTGTGATTGTCTTACCTGCTCCTGTTGCAATCTCTTGCAAGCTCTGTGGGTTTTTTAAAAAGTTGTTAATTGCTTCTACTTGATAGTCACGGAGAATTATTTCTTCGCCTTCTGCAGGATGTCCTTTGGGCCAGCATACACCTTGGTCAGCCCAGTAGCGTTCTGTAATAGGTTGTAAGTCTAATTTTATAGGATGACGTCTATCTTCAATGTCTACAATACTTACTTTGTTTTTCTCAAGTACTGAAACAATAGTGTCGAGATGATTAACATAACCTGTGCCGCCGATACCAAAAAAAGCAACTTTACCGTCCCAGCGTCCAAGTTTATACTGGGGCATATATCTTGCATAAGGCACTTCAAACTTGAGAGCATTTGATAACTTTCGCCGTACATCTACTTCAAGTCCTTCTATCTTTATGTTTACTTCATCTTCAATTATTAGTTTACAAGTTGCCATTATATCTCTTCAAATAAATTTCGATTTAACACACTGTTTAGTTCATCGATTGCAATATTCAAATCAGTACTTTTAAATATTGTTTGTCTATGACCTTGATAAGAAGCATCAAATCTTATAGTTGCGCCTGCACTCCAATCTGACTGGATAAGAGGTTTTGGAGGCTTTGCATTACTTTTAATATACACTATATCTGGATTATTGTCAAGTGAAACATTCATATTGTTATTTTTAATAAAAGTATTAAATGGAGAAATCTCGTTGTCTTTATTTTCTAGTCTAAATAGCACAGAATGTTTTTTGTAAGGACAAGATGAATAAATTCTTTCCAGTGTTTTTACATTATCATCTATAAAACACAAAACTGGTAGTCTATTCAAATTGAACAAGGCTTGCATAACATCTTGAATAGAAAACTCTTTAGGATTAATTATTACATTTATCTTTTTTCTATTAACGATTCTATTTTCTAAGCTGCTATTATCAATGTCGATATCTACAGAATATAATCCATATTTTATAGATCTATCTTTTATTAGTTTCAAATCTAAATTAGTTTCTGCGTTTAATAACTCAAGTTTGCTATCCTCAAGATTATATACACCTGTATTATCAGCATAAGGCATATATTTTTTAGGATTATCGATAATTTCTGAAACTTTGGCATAATAGTTTAACACATCATCTGATATTGTAAAATCTTTATTTTTAAATTTGTTTACAATATCATAAACAGTCATTTCAGTTAATTTAAGATAATGAATATGAGAACCTCTCGGGTGTATATGATATTTTCTATGCTTTAATAACACTTCTTCTAAAGCAAGTATAGTCTTTTTATTAAATGGGAACTTAATTGCAATCCATGTCCATGAGGTTTTAAATTCTTCATACTGTGTACGTTTTATAGGAACATCTGAAGAATCAACAATTTTAATATATTTTTCTCTGTCTATTTCCCGCAACGGCATACGAAGTTTATCATTAAACTTTACACCATAGTAATTTAATTTTTCAACAATTACGTTACGCTGCCTGTCTGTAAGAGCTTTTTGTCTAAAGACTTGCCTGCCAATACTATTTAATATAGTATGGTCGGTACTTTCTATTTTAATATCTAAACCTTCTTGAAGACCTACAAGGTGTTCAAGAGCATCTTCTATTGTGTTAAACATACAACTATAATAAACTATAAAAGCATATTTGTCAAGTATTTAAGTGGCAAACCTTGGGAAATTTCTTCAATTGTATACTCTGTATGTGCATAGTCATTTAGCCATTGAGTTCTATCTGGTCTTAAAGGATTCTCTATATCATGCAAAAAGTCTATGTCGTTAGCTACATCATATGCTAGGCTATGTGTGCTTACAAATGCAGGTACGCCTTCTATGATACTGTGTATTCCTGGATTACTACTATAACTTACAGTAGCAAATACATTATTAAACTGCATATCAAAATCGTCATAAGTTCCACTAATATATTTTGGCTCCTGTCTAAACACATTTCTGTATTGGTGTTCTATTGCTTCTAATTTACACCTTGGATGAGGTCTAAAAATTATAGGACGGTCACTGTGTTTTTGGATACTTTCAATAGTATCCATTACCCAATTAGACATAGAAGGCATTCCTTGCCATTGTAAACTTTTATCGTGCTGCCCACATATTAAAATGTATTCGCCGTTATTTTGCCAAGGCTTTAGTTCAAGGTCAAGTTTCTTTGCCCTGTCATCGGTATTTCCTTTTTCACTAAAATATGCATCACGATTTATTCCATTAAGTCCGACTTTCCACGTTTGCCCTCTCTTGATGCCCCCGACTTCCAGTACAATGGTCGGTTTGGATTGTGCCATGTTTCTTTTCCATATATCACGGTTTCTAGCCATACGGCCGTTGAACAATACGCTCCATATAACATCAATACTATTATCAGAGCTATCGTCAACGCTATGCCCAAGAGCCATAGCGCCAGCGTGAAAGGCGTCAAAAACAGGGCCAGAATTAAGTGCGCCATATTGTCTCCATAATTTAAAATTCATCTGTAAATACCTTGTATACTATTTACAAAGGAATTTAAATGCAAGATATAACTGTGGTTACAACTTTTCATAAACCCGGCTTAGAAGAATACGGTCAAAGATTTTTAGATAGTTTTGCTGAACGAGTTGATAAGAAAATTAAGTTACTTGTGTACGCAGAAGGCTGTTCACCTACTATAGATCCTATGTGTGAAAACATTAGAGTTTTTGACCAATTTGAAGCATTACCTAAACTTAATGCATTTAAAAGCACCTGGAGTGCTGTTCCTAAAGCAAATGGTATACCACCAGATGACATTAAAGCAAGAAGACCGAGAGACTGGCATAAAAAGTTCAAATGGGATGCTGTAAGATTTGCTAATAAGGTATATGCTGTATTTGATGCTTGTGAACGTAGTAGTGATTGGTGTGTATGGATGGATGCTGATAGCTATATTCATAGCGATTGGAGTTATGAAGATTTTAAAAAACTATTACCAGACGACAAATGGATTACGTATGTAGGTAGAGGCAAAGGATCACAAACTTGGCCTGAGTGTGGATTTTATGGATTGAACTTAAAGCATGGTGCTTGCCAAACATTTTTAGAAGAATTTGAACGGTTCTATGAAGATGCAGAGAATGGAATTTTTACATTAGAAGAATGGCATGATAGTTTTGTGTTTGGACATATTCTAAATAAAATGAAAACCTTACGTCCAGATATTTTAGACTACAGTGCTAATATGTATATGCGTGAAGCAAAAACAGGTGGTGGAGGACATCCACTAATTAATGGACCATTAGGCAAATTTATGGACCACATGAAAGGTGACAGGAAAGTTACTGGAAAAAGTAAAAAGTCTGATATGCTAGTACAGAGAAAAGAATCTTACTGGACATAAGTTCTCATATGTGCCCATGCTTCGCCACTCTGCAATTCTTCAAAGTTCCAATGCGACATACTAAGACGCTCTAGCCATTTTTCTCTATTAAAGGTTTTAGGGCTTTCTATTAAAGAAAAGTCAGTATTACTTACTTCGTTACATTGGCTATATGTAGGATCGGTAAGAAAGCAATGACACCCTTCTACTATAGGACCTACTGCTGCACTGCTGTTATGATTTACTACTGCATAGCAATTTTTGATAGCTTCGTACATAGGAACATTTAGATCGCTAAAAACAACATTATTAAATCCTGCAAGAGTTTCTGCTTTATAATATTCTCTAAATTTTTTATCACCAGGATGTGGACGTATCACAATGCGCCTATCAGTATATGAGCGTATTTTAGAAAGCGTTTCTTTTATCCATGTAGAAACATCATAACCTTTCATACTCCATCCTCCTGTCCTTTGAACAAGTAATATTATTTCTGAACCTTTAGATGTGTATGGCTTTATATCGATTTTTAGATTTTGTTTTAATTTTTGCCATCTTTGCGGATTAGGATTAGTATCGCAATAAATTCCAGTTCGGGGAAATATTCCGTTAAAACTATATCTTAAGTAAGTTCTTTTATTTTTTGGATCAGCAAATAAAAAACAATTTGCATCAGCAGTTACAACGTAGCGATTATTTTTAATTTGATAATCTATAACGTTTTTTCTCAACCTTAAATGTGGAGTTGTAACTTGATCATAAACCCAACCTTGAATAACAGCAACATCGCAATCAACTGGTGTATTTGAATTTGATAAATCTGCAGAATCACCGCAAGTAATTGCACCTTGTGCAAATCTATGTAGCAGCTCTGTCTTTTGATTATTACTATTTCTAGAAGGCACAGACCCTAAATAACTAACTACTTTCATTTAATACTTCCCATGCATAACCACTACGCATTTCTATTTCAGTAAATTGACAATAACTTAAATGAGCTGCAAAAGCCATTATGTCATCTTCGTATGGCATATACAAGTCGTTTAATTGATCTAATTTGGTATTACACAATACAGTTGCACTATTAGGTGCAAGTGCTATCGCAGGACATCCATAGAGTAATGCTTCAGTTGCTGCAATACTATTATATGTTACTACAACATGAGCTTCGTCCATTGCTTTCCAAATAGTGTTTGTTGTAACTCTATCCGATCTTGAAGGTTTTTGTCTAACTATAATTTGTCTTGATGAATATTTTGATATTTCTGCTATGGTATCTTTTAACCATTTGTCTAAGTCTTGACCATAAAATTTCATAACTTTTTCGCTTGGAGGACATATTAAAATTGTCTCTCCTTTTTTCTTTCTTGGTCTAAACTTGTATCTTAACTTTTCTAGTCTATCAAAAGGTCTTTCTATAATAGGACCAGGATGTTGTAACGCATTTTTTGTAACTCGATGATATTCTTTTTTTGTACCTGGTTGAATATATCCTGTATCAACAGCAAAAAAGTCTCTACCTTTTGTTCTACAATGTTTAAGAGCTTTTTGACTACTTCCTCCCAATCCTCTGATTACCATAGGAGTTTTTTCATTACTATCTATGTTTTTATCCCATTTTGTAATATGTCCTTGCGAACCATATGCAAAATTTGTTAACACTGGATCAAACTCTAAATTTTTATGCTCTAAATCAAAGTCTTCAGGATCAGGTGATAGAACGATAGTTTTTGGTTTTTTCGTCATGTTATCTACCTTCATCTTTTTAAAAAAATCAAAATTAGGATCTATTGATTTATGAAGCTCATTACTTAAATGATTTTTTAAATTTTCCGAAAATCCTATTTCTTCAAATTGTTTTTGTCTATTTTTTTCGGTTCGTAAGTTATCTCTTATAATTCTATTTTCTTTATCTTTGTATGAGATAGCAACTTGCAACCAATCATTACTATATTCGCAATCAGTATATTCATCAAACCAAGGTCCGCCTTCTGTATAATGTAATGCTTTAGGTTCGCCGTCTTCAGGTTCATTATACCATCCTACAAGCCAATTCCATTCATGCGACACTTCGCCTATTTCTGAATCGTCAAGCCAACTAAATCTATGTAGGTATGCGCCGGTAGTATCTGGGTCATTTACAAGTTCTAAGTCTACTGCTTTATTACTAGGATGTCCGCAGTTCCATAATACCATACTTGACCAGTTTTTTCTTGGATAGACTGTTTGTTGTTGTCCATCCATTTTTGTTCCTTCTTTAGGAGTGTAATCGTGATGCGCACACATAACTGCATATCTATCATCACACTGATTAATTAATTTTTTAATATCAGCTTTGAATAAAAAATCACAATCAATGAATAATGCCCAGCCATCATAATTGCATAAATGGGGAATTAAAAATCTTGTAAATGTAAACTCGGTACTAGCAAGGGCATCTATTTCTCGTGTATATAATCCCTTTGTTCGTAATTCTTTTTGTTTTATAGGTATAACTGTAACTGGTACAGTTGACTTTTTCATAATGCTATGTTTTGCTACTTCATATGCTATATTTTCTCTACTGTCATAACCTACAAAGACCTTGAACGGTTTATTTCCTTTCAATATCTTCCTCCACACAATTTGTTCCGTACTGTATTTCTATTAATTTCAAAGGTTGTTGGCTTTCATTGCAAAGTTGATGCCATTGTCCTTGATGTATATGCAACGACTCATGTTCTTTATATCTGCCGTATAATTCTATATCTGTTGATGCATTTAATGTATAAACAGTTGCTTCTCCCTCATCAACAAACCAGTGTTCTGCCCTATGTTTGTGCCTTTGCATAGACAACCTCTGTCCTGGTTCGACTGTTAATTCTTTTACCTTAACTTCTTTTCTCGGTTCATGTAACACTCTATAATACCCCCAATTTCTTATAGTCTTAGGTGCTTTCCATTCGTCTAGCAACCAACTTGAAGAATTTTTTTTGTCAGTACCTCCTACACCAAATGCAAATTGAACATTTGGCATATCCCCGTATGTTTTATATTCTGGAGTTGTGAAGTCTGTGCGATCTCCGCCATTGGCGAAAATTATTTTTTTTCTGCCGTTAGTGGCCATCGTTTTATAAATGGCTCCACACGCAGTACCATCTTTGTCATCGAAGCTGAGGACTCTATCTACAACATCTAATTGTTCTATTACACTTACTCTATCCTTAAAAGGCATAAAAGGTCTGCCCTTTTTATTAGTAAGCCATTCGTCAGAGTTAACCCCAACGTGGAGTTCATCTCCTAACTTTTTTGCTTCTTTAAAATATTCAATATGACCGTGATGAAGTGGATCAAATCCACCTGTGACAAGAACTATGGTTTTCATGTACGTATTTAACTGTTACCAGCCAAATATGTAATCTTTTCTGATGTTGGTGATTTCTACTGCGCCTAAACTTTTTAAGTATGTTCCTGCACAGTATTCTGATTCAGGATGCTGTTCTACAACTACAATAGGTTTATATTTTTTGATTGTTTCTACCCCGCCTTTAATGACTTCTAATTCGTGACCTTCACAATCTATTTTAATAAGTCCAAAAGTTGGTAGATTCAAATCGTCCATTCTACGTATATCTATATTGCCTGTGCCAATTTCGCTTACATAACTGCTTCCGGTATTTTCGCTATCGTATATCATTTCTACTTTATCGTTTACACTGCCTAAAGCAAATTTATGAACTTCTACAGGTAGGCCTTCTACGTTTAATTCTAAACATTTATAAACTTGGGGCAGTGGTTCGAAAGATTTAACGTGTGCAAATTTACTTGCTAATGGTCTTGCCCATAATCCAACATTTGCACCTACATCTATTGCTAAAGAAAAATCTTTAACATATCTGTATGCTTCATCTCTAACATCATCTTGATACTCTGGAGGGCCGCCTTTTGATATTCTTTTCGCAATAAGTCTTTCGAAATGATTATCGCTATCTGGCATATAATAATTATAAACTTTTTTCATTTTCGAGGACAACAATATATTTTATCACATGGACAGGTGGACCTTTTTTTACTTTTGCAACAAAGTCTTTTATATCTTCCTCTACTATTTTCCAGCCTTCTAATTTTTCAATTTTGTTTTTCCACCATTCTGGGTTTTCAATAATTAGATGTGCATTACGTCCATCACTTAATGCTTTTTTTGCTGGATGACAGGCAATTAAATGATACTGATATTTCGATGCTCTATTACAAAGATCTTGTAAAGTTTCATCTATAAGATCAGGTTCGACGTGTTCTAATACATCGCTACTATAAATGAAATCAACCTTTTCTGGTAGTTCAATAGGAAATGTAACCGGATCGTAAGTATACAATTCAATGTCAGGAAAACGTTCTTTTATACCTGCACTTGTTTTTCCTTGTCCTGCTCCGAAATCTAACATACTGGAAATGTTGCCGCTTGATAGCAATTTTTTAACAGATAGAGGAACGGTTTTACCTTTTCCGAAAGTTTTTCTATCGTGCAGTATTTCTAATTCTTTTTTATATTCTTCACTTAATGCCATTACAATGTTGCATCCTCCATACCTGCTACTCTTAGCTTTACAACATTAGTTATCTGCCATTGCTTCTGATCAAGTGCCTTTAGGACTCCTAACCACTTATTACGTAATAAAGCAAATTCGTTAATAATTTTTTCATAGTCAACAACGTCTGCCTCACCGTCAACGTATTTTTCAACGTCACGGCTAGACAGAGCTCGTTGATAGTTTTCGAGATATTTTTTGAAGAAAGAGCTACGCAACCTACGTAGCTCAATATTTAAGTAATTTAGGATTGCTTCAATCTCTTGAAGCTGATTAAATCGATGTTCAACAATGCCAGGCATTGCTGCCGCCGCACGTTCAACATTACCAGTAAGTTTACATTCAATCCTTGCATCATTTAGCTCAGATTCAAAGTATGCAATCGCATTAGGTATTTCTCCTATATTGCGTGAAACCTTACTGTACCAACCCATTTAGTCATCCCATTCATCAATTTCATCGTCAAACATTTCGACAGTTTCGATATCTAGATAATAGTTTATAGCATTATCTAAGTAAGCATCAGTGCCTAAACATTCTTGAAATGTTTCATCAGCGACACCATAATCTGCTAATAGATCAACATACTTTTCTGCTGCCAAATCTATATGTTTTTTATCTAAAAACTCTTTCATAGTCATCCAGACATCGGATATTTGCGATTCGTCCATAGTTTACTCCTCGACTAGGTCTTCTTCGATATTAACCTCAATATCGTCAGCGGTATTTACCACAGCTGACTCTTTTTCGAGATAATCTGACATAACCTTATCGAGCAATTCACCTTTCCAGTTTTTACGATATTCAAGAAGTTCTTCACCGTCTAGTGTAGTGTACTTTAACCTATTACCAGACTTTTCAATTACACCTTTTGATTCAAAAAGCTCAAGTAGTCCACTGTAAGGATTCATACCTGTTTCGTATGGAATCTTTACTTGTACACCTTCAAACGGTTTAGCGTATCTAGTCTTCATAACCTTACAGCCAGCACGAATACCCATAACTTGACTGATCTTGTTGCCATCTTCATCTTCTTTTAGTTTTAGTTTTTTCATTGCTACAACAATTGAAGATGCATAGATAAAGCCTTGACCACCTGAAATCTTATCATCTGGATCGAACATATCTTGGGATGCATATGTGTGGTTAGTACATACAAGTCCTACGTTGTGTGAGCCGATCATATTAACAGTGTTACGAACAAGTGCAGTCAATGCTTTAGGCTTACGACCCATATCACCTTTCATATCACCTTTGTTAAACTGATCAACATCGGTGGGTGTTAATAACATACCCAAACTGTCAATTACAAATAACACCTTAGGGCGTTCTTCTTCAGGCATTGCTTTGTAGTCTGTCATAAACACACTAATAGTTTTAGCAACGTCATCGATCATTGACATATTAAGTTTAAGTAGTTTATCTTCTGACGTGTCAACGTCGAGTGCGTGTAGCCAACTTTCGTCAAGTGCATTTTCCGAGTCAATAAGGACTACAAAAATACCTTGCTGTTGTGCATACTTTACAATATTACCTGCACAAATATAAGATTTGCCTGCACCTGATTCGCCTGCAAACACAGTTACCTTGCCCATTGGAACACCTTTGTTCCAATCACCTGAAATAAGATAATTCAATGCATAGTTACCTGTGCTAATCCAATCAGTTGGATCATTAAATCCTGCACTCATGCCTGTAATAGATTTAGTCAATTGTGTCCGAAACTTGCTCGGATCAAATGCCTTTACTGCCATTAATTTCTCCTATAAAGCCTAAGTAGGGGATTGCTCCCCTACTGTTGTATATATTACTGTCCTTGTCTTGCACGGATCATTGCGAGAATGTCCTGTGCATTGCCGTCACCTGCTGGAGCTTCTTCAGCTGCTGGTGCTGCTGCTGGAGCAACATCTTGCCAACCTGTATCAGTTGTAGTTTCAGCTACTGGTGCTGGTGCTGGTGCTGGAGCACTTTGGCTTACAGCAGTTGCTTGTGGACTTGCTGTTACGTTAGGATCGCCTGTACGTGCTGCCATACCTGCCGGACGGAAATATTGACCCCAACGATCTGCATCATATGCTTCACCGTCAACTGACGCTTCAAACATTTCTTGCATTACTTTGACTTCAACTTCCCCTGGCTTCTTAGGAAGAAACTCTGACAAATTAAACAAGCCATGTGTTTCAATAGCTTTCATTTCAGCATCGCCTAATGGACGCTCTCTACGTGCCCAATTAGAAGTGCTATAATCAGCATATCCGCCTTTTGAAGTTTTATTAAGACGGAAGTCTACACCAGCAGTATAATCTGTTGGTAGCTCTTCCATATCAGGATCCATAAGTGCCTGCTTAATAATTTGAAAAATTTGCGGACCAATAATGAAGCGTCTGATCGGATTCTCAGGTGCTTCGTCATCCGCTAGTGGATTGTCCGTTACAAAACCTTGGAAGATATAAGAACGCTTTTTCCAATACTTACGACCCATATCTTCAAGACTTGGATCTTTAAACCAGCCACGTACTTCGTTAAGAATATTACAAGTATCTCCATACATTTCCATACATGGAACTTGTACTTGTACGGGCTTACTACTAGTTTCGCCTTTTACACCAGCAAATGGAAGTTTAATCATTAAACGCTCAACCCAAAAGAAGTCTGCGTTAGGATTTCCATCAGGAAGGAATCGGAGTGTTGCACTCTCGCCTTCTTTGATATTCCAAAATGGGTAAATTGGGCTAGGACCACTTGGTCCAGTATTGCCAGATGAGCGATTCTCTTGCTCTTTTAGTTTTGCACGAATTTCTGCTAATGTTGCCATAGTTATGCCTCCTTATAAATGCCTATGTTGTGTGCCTTTTTTTCAAGCACAGTCTTATATTACTATAGAACTGTGCTTATGTCAAGTGTTTTTTTTAATTTTTTTTACATTCCTGCAAGTGCAAGAATATCGTTTTGTTCTTGATTCATACGTTCGTGTGTAACAAATGTTTCATGAACTTTTTCTATGAATGCCATTGCTGGCTTTACATAATTGTCTCCATAGTCTTTTTCGACCATAGTAAGTATGGCTGTTTCTCCTTTTGGGAAACTACCTGTTTCTCTATCATAGTATGATAGAATAAATTCGCCTAATGGTGTCTTTTGATCTTTTTCAATAGTAATATCATCTTCATCATCGTCTGGATGATCAATCTTGTCACCTTTTTTAGCACCGTTCATTTTAGCTTGTCTAACTGCGTGTGCGTATGCATTACCTTCTTCAATACCCATATTAGCAAGTAGCTCAGGCACTAGTTCTGCAGGATCAGTTTCACCATCGTTAAATGTTTTGCCTTTTTCAGTTGCTAGTTGTTCTAGCTCACCGTATAAAAACTTACCTTCTGGACCATCTTTGTCAATTAAATCCATAACCATTTGTTCTGGATCGTCAGCATTTGCAATCATATCTATAATTGCTTTTACATTTGACTCACTAAACTGACCCATTAGCTCTTCTATTGTATCTTCTAGTTCTTCGTCTACTGACTTTGCTTTTTTCTTTTTACGCTCTTTTGCTTCTGCATCTGCTTTAGCATTTCCTGCTTTTTTCATTGCTGCTATACCTGGGCTATCTGCTTCCATAATATCTGGAACACCATTGCCGTTCTCGTCTCTCCACCATGAACCTGTTTCATCGTGTGAATCGTGTTCGCAGTTACAATCTGGCTTACAGTTATGCATTTGGCAACCGCAATCTTTGCAGTGATATTTTTCGTATCCTGCCATATGTGCCTCACCTAGTAAATCATCTGGACCTAGTTCAACTGCCTTAGTGCCTTCTTTAACTAGATTGTAAATGTATGGGAAGATGTCTTGTAGTTCTTCATTAAATTGTTTGATAGTTAATTCGTCAATCCAATTTTCAGCAACGTCACTTGGTACATCTTCTAGTACTGGGGGATTAAACGATTCAAATGTTTCCTTGTAATATGCTGGCTTTTGTAAACTTTCAATTGTCTTTTTAACTGTAGCAATACGCTCTTTTACCACATCCATGTATCCTGCAAGACTTTCTGCCATTACTGCTGAACGTCCCATGTAAGTTTTAAACTTACGTAATTTTGATAACTCTTCACTAAGTCCTACAATATGCTTACCAAAATCATCATAAGCATTGCCGCCTTCTGCTACGTGACGAGCCATTGCTCTAGCACCACTTAGATGTTTAAATGGATACTTAAATCTTTCACCTTCTGGAGACTCTATATAAATCTTTCCGATTTTTTGAGTGCGTCCTGTGGCACTTTCTTGATTTATACTTTCGGTATGCTTTAGAATAATACGTGCATTATCTACATTTTGATAACTTACCTTACTTGTACCGTATAATTTTGATTCGTTCATGGTGTCCTCTCCGGCAGCGTTTTTTGCTAGAAAATTATAATCTCTTTTTGTTAAATTACTCTTTGTAATATCCCTAGTATCAAAATTTAAAAGTCTCTTTTTTGCAAACTGTCTTAGTTCTCTTAAA